CATGGACCTGGAGCAACTACAGAGAAACTCAGCTCTTCCGAGCGTGAACTTATCCGTAGTTGGCCCATTAGGTCAGAGCCCTGGTTCCCAAGTTCCTATCACGCCATCCCAAACATTGGGTGCGTCAAAAGACTTGCGGAACTGAGTTATCTTAGTCCGGATCAAGAACCTCCCGTCAGGGTGGTTACTGTTCCTAAGACTTTGAAAACTCCTCGAGTTATTGCTGTCGAACCATCTCATATCATGTTTATGCAACAGTCAATGATGCATTACATGGTAAATAAGATGGAACAGCATCCTCTTACGAGGGATTCTGTCCGTTTTACGGATCAGAGTCATAACTCGATGTCGGCACAAATTGAGTCTTTGAAAAAGAACCGTGCTACGATCGATTTATCCGAAGCAAGTGATAGAGTTTCTCTAGAACTTGTTAAGTATGTTTTCGGTCGTGAACAGATATACAATTACTTGTATGCCTGCCGCACGTCAAAGGCTCAGTTACCGGATGGAACAACTCTTGAATTAGAGAAGTTCTGTTCTATGGGATCAGCTACGTGCTTTCCTATAGAATCGTTCGTGTTCTACTGCCTTATATTGGCAGCGGTCCACGACCTCCGGGCTGTACGGCCCACAACTCAATCAATTTTAGAGTTTTCTAAGTTGATTGATGTGTATGGTGACGATATAATCGTTCCCGTACATTGGCTCAGGAGTGTTGTTGATAGACTTGAGTCCTTTGGTCTCAAAGTCAATAAAGCTAAAAGCTTCTCTGATAGTAATTTCAGAGAATCTTGTGGGGGTGATTTCTACAAAGGATACTCCGTTAAACCGGTGTACCTGCGAGTTCATCCCACTAGCATCAACAACAGGCTGAAACCTAGCGATATAGCATCCCTTGTCCAAATGAGTAATCAATTTTACTCACTTGGACTTTGGGCGACTGCTTCTGCCGTTAGGTGCTTTATAGATAGAAAGCTTAAAAAGATAGTTAAGCCTAGAAGGATTAGAAAGAAGCTTTATAAGCGACCGACTATTCACTATAGGCGTAATCTATACGAAGATCAGATTACATCTGATCGTGGGCTTTTCTATCTAAGCGTAATGTACGACTCTTTCGAACGTTGGAATTCAGAACTCCATCGTTTTGAGAGTTTCAGTATTTCCTTGACTCCGGTTAAGGTTCAAGATACTGATGCCCCTTGGTTTAACATGGGGGCTGAAAAAGTTGAATACTT